AACTTAGAATACTTTATTTGGTAACTCGAGGTACCGCTATCTCCCCCATACCAAACAACATGTAGATCGTCATTTGAGTCGATTGCAATACTAGGGGTGTTTTGGGTTCTATACGGCACAACTGATATATTGACCCAATTAGACCATGAAGCACCACCGTCAACAGACTTTGAGTATTTTATTTGTTCCGAAGAATTGTCCTCATCTTTCCCCATCCAAACAGAGTGTTGAACACCATTAGAATCTGTTGCTATTGTAGTGTGCTGTTGAGTATAATCATTTAAATCTGACATATATATCACTCCTCTCTATTCTATTAACCATATTCTTCCAACCCCTGGGTTTGATGGGTTTGTTGCTCTTAGTTCTACAGAAAGGGGTTCTGTTGTGTCATTACGTATCTCCTCTATTGATTTAAACGACCCAAGGTTTTCTATAAGATCCTCAACAAACTTCTTTGTTGCTGGATTATAACCACCCGATGGGGTATATTCTTCCGTGTTGTTTAGTTCAAGAACATTAGTTTTGTCTGCTTTTGTATCTAAAGCTATTACTATATCATCACCTGAATCAAAATTTGAATCAATATATGTTTTTAAACCCTCTAGAATTACCTGTACCGTGTCGCCAGGAATACCTTCTATTTCTGTTGTACCTATTTCTGTTGCACCACTCTCTGCAAGCTCTATTAATAGAGTATTGTTTATATATTCTTTTATATCATTTGGTGCTTTATCAAACAATTGTTGTAGTTGTGTATCACTGTACCCTTCTTCAGAAGGATATGTTGGTAATCCTTGATGATTGTTTAAATTTGTAAGTAGTTGTGTGAAAGCTCCCATTTTACCTTACCTCCCCTGTAGTCACTGCACTGACTTTAAAATCAGTTATTGATAATACTCTATCTGTTTCTGAGTTTTTAAACTTAAACTTTATATAAGAGTATTTTTTTGCTCTTATCCTTATTTTTATCGGTTGTGGGTTCATATTCATCGCATAAGACCAATCAGAATAATTTATATCACTATATGAAAATGTGGCATATGATTTGGAATATAAGTCTGAATCGCTTACTTTTTTGTTTGTTTCCCATGAAAACTCAAAACCTACTTTACCGTCTGGATCAATTGTTACATAAACAGTTCGTGTGTTTTTTCTTAGATATGGAACTCCAAAACCAGTGAACCCAGTTTCAAAAACAGCATTTACTGCCTCACCATTATCTGTTATTGATATCTCATTAAAATATTCTATAGTTCCATTTGTACCAAAGTATAATTCTCCTCTTTGTGTTGCAAAATCTACTGCATGAATATTGTCATAAGTGTAAAATGCTTTATTTTCATAATTCCATACCAGGGTGGTAGTCCCGTCACAGAACCATAACTCTCTTTGTTTTGTGTAATCTACCGTCTTTAAAGATACCGTGTTTAATTTACTTACAGTATCTTTAACCTTGAATGATATATTTTGTTCATTGTTCTCGTCTTCTATACGTGTGTTTGTCCATACGTGGATCCCATCATAAGAAAATGATACAGGCATGTTATCTACTAACCTTACTTGCCCATACAGTAAACCCCCTATTTGTTCATTCAGGTCTTGTTGTGGGTATACATAACCAGTTCCACCATCCGCATACGTTATTTTTTGTGGGTATGAGTAAAACGTTTTATTTTCTGTGAATATAATTTGGTTTTGGTATACGGCTATTATATCTGTTATTGGTGATTGTACAGAACCAACATCAGTGAACCCGTTACTTGGAAAATAAGCAGCATTTAAGTATCTACTATTTATTCTTCTGTTAGGAAAGTTTATGTTCCCCCATAAGAATATTGTCGTATCATTACCTGGTCCGAAATCCATGGCGTACCTACAACTTGTGATATATTCTGGGTTTGCAGTTGAGTTTTTTGTGAATGTTATATCAACGGTATGACTGTCTTCTGGAGCAGTGTCAAATGTTAACTCTCCTAGTATAACGCCAGGTGTATAAGCTGTTGTTTCAACACCATTAACAATAACCTTATCTATACTATCTATATCTTGTTCTACTAATTTATAAACAGTATCTACACCATTACCAACGAATTTTTGTATTTTTGATCCTGTTAATACATTTAACTCTTCAAAAGATACATAATTGCTCCCGTCTGGATTCCCTTCTATGGATATTACTGGTATATAAGGTATTACATCTTGAAATGTTGTCCCGTCATATTCTTTGTAGTCTGCACCGTTTAAAAAATACAGTTTATCAACAAAGAAGAAGAAGGTTACTTCATTTGTGTTTGATAGAGTTCCTAATAATGTATTCGTCTCGTTCATAATACTATACTCATAAACATTACCATCGTTGGTGGATATTATAACCTGTTTGTTGTCGATCTCACCACCCCATAAAAACACCGGTTTTGTATTACCATAATCAACTATATTTACAAAACCTTTTCTTTGTTTTAATACTCTATTTTTTGTTAACCTTACATTTAATTGCTTTGATGCTTCGCCTATCTCAAGGTTCAATTCCCCCGCACCTTCGTTAAGTCCTTTAAAATCATCAAACGTTATTGGTTTTGGTGGTTTTCCTGGTGTGTAAGTCGCCATTAAAATTCACCCCCAAACATAACATCTTGTATAGTTTCTTCTACTGTCGGTTCAAACATCTCTAACCGTCTCCTCTCTTCCTGATATAAACTCTCAAAATACTGTACTGCATCTGGTTTCTCATAAAGTGCTAATTTAGAAGCAACATAATATGGTATTATACCAGCTCTTAAATCATCAACTTCTAATATATCTTCAATATCTGTTATTTTTGTTGGGATTGGTTTATATGTTATTTTTAAATTACCATCAAAAGAATAGTTTAAAACTAATGTTCGTCTGCCTTCCCATTTATACATTTTTTCTACTTCTTGTGTGCTACCCTGCTCTGTTAATACCTGGGATACACTTGCAAAATTATCAGGTAGTTCTATCCCTACAAACGGTTTGTAAGTTGGAATATCTTCTTCTCTGAATGGGATTGTAAATAAGGCTATATTTCTAACCCTGAAAAAATAATCCCCTGAAAATCTTATTCTAACCCTGTTTGTGCTTACTATAGACCCTTTAAACATAGTAAAGCCTTTTATTGTTTCCGGGACAGTTATTGTGTTTATAACTTCCCATGCACCATCAAGCTCTTCAATATACACTGTACAACCATTATCAACTTCAAAACAGTATGATTTTGCGTTGTCCACCTCATATATTATGTCCTCGTCTGTGTGCTCTTCAGTTTTAAACATGCTTCCCAATATATTTTTATATGGTGTATGTGCTACCTCAAACTCTGCAAATATTTCACCTTGTTTGTAAAGTTCTCTTTGTGATGTATTTATGAACCGTATCGCCTTTTTTTGTAGATCAATAACATCAATATCAGGTATCAATGTACCATCATCTGTTAATTCATCTAACAATGCTCTTGCGGTTTCAAAAATATCTCTCGCAGTTGTTGTCATTTAAACACCTCCTACCTTATTTTATAAGTATGTAATTACATTAGATATTTCCCCGTAAACTTTTTAATTCTATCACTAAATCTTCCTTGCTCATACCCTTTTTTAATATTTCAAGTTTTGCACCTAGTTTTCTTAACTCGTCCCATGTTAAGGTTGAGTAATCAGGTATATATATAAATTTACGACTTAGTCTATCTGCAAGTACCTTATTTTTTGTTTCTAAAAAACCATCTTTATTGAATTTAAGGGTTAAAGGGCCCCCTCTTTTATTTGTAAAACCATTAACTATAATTGATAAGTTCGGTTTACCTTTAAATTTGTATGACATTTTTACCCCCTTTCAGAAAATATTGAGGGGATAGAAAATTATACCCCCTCCATACAATTCTAGTCCACTAACCCTTTTGGTGATTCAAAAACTGTTATAAGCACATCGGTAGTGTCACCTGTAAAAGTTTCTCCATCCGGATCTAAAATAGTAATTATAACCTTACCACTTTCTTTAAATCTTGCACTATCTAATTGTCCTACAGCTGCAAATTCCGTAGCCGCTACTTCAACTTCTAAGTCTCCTTGAACAGCGGACGTACCATCGCCTGCCACAAAAGTAACCTTTACATCATTTGTTGAGTCTGTGTTTTCTAAAAGAAAAGATACTTTGTTGTCTGATCTATTCAAAACAACCTCTTGAATTGCAGCACCTTCATTTTTTACAATAGTAGTACCTTCATTAAGTTTTGTCACGTTGTTAACTAAATTAGCCATATATTTTACCTCCTGATAAATTCTATTGGGTTACTCTACTATAGATAAACCCTCTTTTTTGAAAAGGGTGGTTTGACCCACCCACAATACCAATCCTAGACTACAAGCTCTGCAACAGTTTTGAATTTTAAATCAACAAACTGCTTTGGAGCAAGTACTTTTGCACCATAAACAAATAATCCTTTAAGTGCCTTAGAAAAACCACCTTGTGGCTTATAATCTTGGATCATTAAAATTTGTTCAACATAAGCAACCGCATCTTTTGTTCTTAACATTGCATGTGAGTACCCGTCTTCATCAACAGGAAGGTTGTTAGAAGAGAATACCTGAACCCCTAACTCACGATAAAATAAACCGTCAGACTCTATTGCATCTGAGCTTGTTGTCCCTTCAATGTTTGCAAGCTTCAACTTATAAAATAAAGCTGGTGGAAGCTCTAAAACTACATTGTCCATATCAACAACATTGTTCTCTCTTAATACTATTAAACCTTTCATGATATACTCATAAACATTACCTGAATGTAATGTATCCTCTACAAATTGATGTCCAGCATCAACGTATTTACCGGAAACAAACTGCTCTGCTTGGTTTTTGAAACCAATAGTAGCTTTTCTTAAACCTTCCGCTAATAACGCATCACCTTTGGCAGATTGAACACTAGAGATAATACCATTGGTAAAGTTGAAAGACTTTGACTCAGTGATATATAATGTTCTAGACTCATCTGATAAAGTTTGAGGAACTGCAAGACCTGTATCTTCATCAAAATCCGAAATTGTTGGTGACATAATAGAAGAAATTACGATTGAAGAACCTTTATTTGTAATTTCGCCTGTGTACTCGGAAGTACAATTCTTAAGTAAAACGTGTTTCGTATCTAAATCCTTGAAAATCTTCTTTGCTGACAATTGTGGAATAAAATTCTTAATTCCCATTTTTATAGCCTCCTATTTTAGTTATCATAATATCCTGATGCCACAATAGCATCATAATTTGCATCGATCCATTTCTCGCCTTTTTCTATAGCGTTCTTTTCTATTGTTTCTATGGACATTTTTCCATCTTCTGAAACACTACCGTCAACAACACTACCTGTAGATGAATCGCCCTTTCCATTAAGTTTCTTAATAGTGGCTTGTTCAATTTTGGTTTGCATTGTATCTAAATAATTTTCCATGAATGCCGTTCTAAGGTTCTCACCCCCTTCCACCTTTTCCCAAACTTCGGCCGGGATGTCTTTTTCTAAATCTAACTTATCAGAAAAGACACCATTCTTTTGTTTTTGTTCATGCCACTCTAAAAATTGTTTCATATCTTCTTTCTTTCTGGTCGTCTCTTCTTTCTGGTTAAGCTTTTCTTCTAAAGATTGAATTTTTAAATCATTAGAGGCTTGCTTTTTTGCCATCTCAGAAGTGAAGCCCTCTTCCTTATACTTTTTTGTCATACTATCTAGTTTTTTTGCATTGATAAAATCTTCTGGGTTGTCATACCCTTCTTTTTTCATCTGTTCCTCTGCCCATTGGTGGGCTTTGTTTGGGCCTGCTTTATCTAATCTTTCTTGCGCCAACCCTTTTTGTACTAACTCTCTTGCTCTATCTCTTTCAGTTAACACACCTTCTTTGTCTAGATCCATATAATCTAAACTAAACGCCGTCTCTTCTGGAATAGTTTCATCAGCACCTTCTGCGCCTTCAACACCTTCGCCGGCTCCTTCACCGGCCCCTTCCCCATCTCCTGGGTTTATTCCAGGGCTGGGATCACCTTCGCCATCGTTAAACAACTGTAGATTGAACATTTGGTTTCTCTCATAACTCATAAAATAACACTCCCTTCACAATATTGTTATTGCTCCCTGATATTGACATTCACATTTATTACTTTTCCACACATAAACAACTGTTCTACCTTTGTTACTATATAACTAATACCCTCTAAAGAAAATATATCTCCTTCCTCAGGTAAATCAAAAACGTTACCCGCAGTAAATAATATCTCTCCTTCCTTAATGATTTTAACCATTGTACTCATCTCCTATCTATTATTGATACTTTGTTTGACTCTGTCAGAAGGGTCAGCCTTTGTTGCCCTATTATTTGCAACTCGTTGAACTGCCTCATTGCCCCTATTCGGGTTGGTTTGTTTGTCCGCTTGCTGTCTTGCCTGTTCTGGTCTTATATTTTGTTGTTGCCTTTGTTGCTGTTGTTGTGCTTGTTGTTGTTGTTGTGGTGCCTGTGGTGCTTGTGGTTTGTTTTCTAAGGCTAATTGCATAATGACCTCTTCACGCTTGTCCTCTTTTAAATTCATTATTTTTGCCTTCATTTCATCATCCAATGACTCTAGTGTGCGTGCCATCATTTCATATTTGAACTCTTGTGCAATACGAGTGTCGCCTCCTAATTCCCCTATGAGCTTAACTTGGTCTGGTATTAAATTCTTTGGTATTCTCTCTAAATATTGTGTGACTGATATATCTTTTGTCGCAACCAATTCTTTTAATATCTGTAACCCTGCTAAATCATCATATTGATTATCAGATCCTACATCTACTGATGTTTTTAAAAATACGTCTTTATAGTCTGTACCTACAAACTCTATAATCTCATTTTTCTCTTCATCAACTATTTTTCTTTTGAGATCATACTGAGTCCTATAAAACTCTCCCCATATCTCACCAACATCTTTTACATAACCATGGAAGCGTCTTTTTATATTTTCATGTGGTACACTTGATGCCTTCTGTTGTGCTAATAGTGCAGATGTGTTTTCTGGTCTTGATATTCCTAGTGCATTCTCATTCAATCCCTTAAACTCTCGCGTCATGGTTACCATTGCGTTTGACGCCTTGTCTATGTCCAAAGTAATCTGTGAAGGCTGTACATACTTCATTACATTGTTTATGTCGCCATCTCCATCTACTCCAATCATACCACCTACTAAGTTTGTAACACCTTTTACTTTGTTTTTGTTATATACACCTTTTGGCGCTGCAGTTAACATAGTACTTAAAATTCTGAGAGCTTGTAATTTATTTACAGCTTGTTGATTTGTAATCATATCCGTAACCTCAGCAGTACCGTAGATAAACCGTTTTCTTGGTCGCCATTGCATTATTGCTATTGGGAATATCCTTAATTTTGTATCTATTGGTTCACCAAATAAAACTTCTTTACTAGATCTTATAAAGTGTACTGTTCCTGTGTCATCATCTTTCCATAACTTTAAAAGTACAGTTGTTTGACCAGTTTCGTCTCCATCATTTTGTTGGTTTTGTGATTTACTGAACCCTTCTTCATCCTGGTCAGAAGTAGAAGTTATCTTTCTTAAATCATCATCACTAACACCTTTATCAGATGCAAGCTTTCGTGCTCTACTTACAGACATTCTACTTGAAAGAATTACATATTCTTGTTTTTGAACATCTACCTCGTTTGGATTAGATACATAAAAGTTTGTCATATCTATAAGTTCTCCAATGAAATCTCCACTAGTAGTGAACGAATTTCCAGTTCTTATATTTTTATCCCAATACCAAAATGATACACCAATACCTGTTAATGCAGCATCAAAAAGTAATCGTTGATTCATTCCCTTCATGTCTGTAGAAGTTCCAATATCTGATCGTTCCCAATTCTTCTTATCTAACTGTGTAAAAACATCCGCCGCCTTTTTTACTACCTCATCCTCTTCAAAAGCACTAATCTCATCTGGCTTTCTAAGTAACTTTATTGAGTCAGAAATTACAAAGGATATTTTTGTATCTACTACCTGTGGTATAAAATTGAGAGTGGGTTTTGGCATGTTTTTTGCTGTTACACCTTTCCACTGTATCGAAGCATAGAAATTCTCATTTTGCTCTGCCATTTGGTACAGTTTCTCGGAACGTTTATACGTCACTCCTTTTTCATACATGTTGAACACACTTTCTGGACTTATATTTTTCTTATTCATCAAAATCACCACCAAAATCTGTTAAACCTTTGAGTGCTTTATTAAAACTCTCACGTGATTCTTCTGCTAATATTCTCTCTTTTCTGTCCTTCTCTATATCTTCCTCATCTACTTCAATTGGGAATGTAACTTTTCCTGCTCCTAATATATAACCGATCCCAAAGGAAGAAACATACAAAAGTAGTATTAAAATCGCTATTAATGCTTCTGTAATCATATCTGCCCCCCATAATTTATAAAACTGTCTGATATTTCTATCTCTTCACCTAAAGCACTTTCATCTTTTGGTTTTTTGCCATAGAAACTTTGATATTTATCTACTTCTTTATTTTCTATCTCTGCATAAAAGTATATTAACTTGTTTAATGCTTGTGTTGCTGCATCTACTTGATCTTTATATTTACCGGTTGGGAAATCTGCAAGCTCAGAAATGAAGTCTGCTACCCATGGTGCCTCTTCTGGTAAATATACATTTCCTGATGCTACATATGGTTCTATTGCATAAGCTCTTGCTACTTTACCACCAGTTGATACATCTGCCTTTACTGGTATAAAACCACCTATCTTACTATTGAGAACCTCTATTATTGCACTACCATTCGCCTTATCCTCTATATATTTTGCACTTACTCTTGGATACTTGGCTAGAATATCTATTATTGCATGTAGTGTATCTGTAAAACCCAGGTTCTCAGCCACTGCATCTACTAGATAGATGTTTGGCCCCTTTTTACCCCATATTTGAATTGCAACCTTATCATTGTCTTTTTTGCCTTTGAAGGCTGCATCAACACTCATAACCAATACAGGTAATGCGTTTATAAACTCTTTTGTTTTATTATATCTTCCCCACGATGTTCTTTTAAATATATTGCCCTCTTCTGCTGATGGGTTTCCCATAAACAAGGATCGCCATGCAGATTGTCCACCAGTGGGATCGTTTATATAAATACCTTTCTCCTTTTTGAGCCATTCTTTATCTTTTCCTATCTCTGGAAAGAGAGGATCACCCGGTTCACGCCCTAGAGGATCGTTTTCTAACGCTTCTACAGGTAAGTTGATAGCATAGTAAGGAATACCCTCAACGTCCGTTATACGTCCATACAGGTCGTCTGTGTGCCATCTCGTCATTATAACTATTATTTTTCCTGTAGATTTCAATCTTGGTGAACTTAAATTCGCTGCTCTCATTCTTGTCTTTGCACCGTTTAAAAACTCATGCCATACTTTATTCCTTGTTGACTCAGAATAAGCGTCTGCTCTATTTCTTACAGGGTCATCTATAATTATTAGATCCGCTGGGTTACCTGTTATACCACCTTCTATACCTACTGCCCTCATAGAGGAATGATTATCTAATTCTACTATTGAAGCGCTTTCTTTTGTTAATTTAACACCAAAAAGATCTTCTCCAAACTCCTTTAATTTTGCTCTGTTTTTTCTATTGAAGTCCTGTGCAAACTCACTGTTATAAGCAACAATTATAGTATCTGTGTATTCATAATTCCCTGCTAAATAACTTGGTAAAGTATTTGTAATCGTCATTGACTTACCATGTTGTGGAGGCATGCTCAGAAGGAGTATATCAACTTCTTTTCCATCGTCATCATATAATTCTCCATTCAATAATAACTCTACTTTCTCATCTATATATAACAAGTGCTTTGCAGGTAACCATCTACCTTTATGTACATATTCAGTATAACCCGCTAATGATGCTCTCGCTTTTCTCTTTTCTATCTCTGCTTTAATTTTCAGTTGTTGTTTTACACTACCCATTGTCTATCACCTTGTACTTCGCATCTATTATTTGCTTTTCTCTTTCTGATACACGAATACCTTGTTCCTCTGCCAGTCTTATAAGTTCTCTATCTCCCATTTTCTCTATATTTTTACCTCCTACAATTACATTAACTGTACTGTTATCAATACTTATGCTATCAGAATGCATACCAGCCATTTCTAAAAGTACCTTACCATGTTTAAAACTTCCGCCCTTTGCTTTATCCATAAATGCGTGTATTATATCTGTAACACCACTGGAGACGAGGTTCATGCTTGAACTTCTTATTAGGCTCAGGAAATCTGGTTTTTTCATATAATAATAATACATACTTCTATCGATACCGGCTATTTCTACTTTATCGGTGATTGTTTTGTTTGCGTGTTCAGGATTTAAAAGAACCCTTAACAATGCTAATTCCTTTTCACTTGGTTCGTAATCTGATAATTCTAATGTTTGATCGATATTCATGTTTGGGGCCCCCTTCCTGGGACATTAATTGAGTTTATGGGACAAAACCGTCTCCATAACTGAGTTTGGTGGAAAAAATCGTCTCCACAACTGAGTTTGGTGGGAAAAAATCGTCTCCGTAACTGAGTTTGGTGGGAAAAAAATCGTCTCC